AAAGTTTAGGGGAATATATTATGAAAATTGTTATTGTAGGTGGAGGATCTTCTGGTTGGATGACTGCAGCAGCGATTGCTTATAAACATCCAACCATAGATTTGACACTTATCGAAAGTGAAGAACTTGGAACTATTGGTGTAGGGGAATCAACACTTGGTCATATTAATCGTTTTTTTCATCTATTAGATTTGAAAGATACTGATTGGATGGCTGAGTGTGATGCAACATATAAAGTAAGTATTAAGTTTGAAGATTTTTGGAAAAAGGGGGAAGCGTTTCAATACCCTTTTGGTAAAATTACCACACCATGTGGTAAAGAGGCACAAGACTTCTTTGTTAGTCGTGCTATGTTTCCTGATGAATTGAAGACAACAGACTTTGCAAAGATTTTTTCTTTAAATACTCACTTAGCAGACTCTAATACAATACCGCCAGATAATATACCAAATCAAGGGTTTTACAAAGACCATATGGCATATCATATGGATGCGATTAAACTTGCAAAATATTTAAAGAATAGATACTGTCAAAACATTACACATATCCTAGATACGGTAGAGAATGTTGATACTGATTATATAGGGGTTTGTGGGCTTGATCTAAAGCAAGGAGATAGGATAGAAGGCGATTTGTATATAGATTGTTCTGGGTTTGCATCACTTCTTTTAGACAAAGCATTGAAGGTGAAACATCATTCATTCCCGTATCTTCTAACAGATTCTGCAGTGGCTGCTCGTATACCACGCAAAGATAAAACCAATATTAATAACTATACTAACTGTAAGGGTTTAAGTTCTGGATGGGTGTGGGATATACCTCTGTGGAATAGATCTGGAAAGGGGTATGTCTATAGTTCAAAGTTTCAAACATCAGAAGATGCTGAAGCAGAATTTAGAAAAGAAACAGAGTGGGATGGTGAGATTAATCATATTAAGTTCAGACAAGGTTATCATGAAAAGGCGTGGTATAAGAACGTAGTAGGAATTGGTTTATCATATGCATTTATTGAACCATTAGAATCATCTGGATTAATGACCACACATGAGAACATTATTGAATTATGTGGGGTACTGAAACGTGCAAAGGGTAACATAACCTCAATTGATAAACATATGTATAATACGGTTGTCGGGAATTTAACACAAAAATTTTCTGGGTTCGTGGCCTTACATTATGGTCTAAGTCGAAGAAATGATACCCCATTTTGGAAATATGTCACACAAGAAATAGAATATGATGTCGAGGATGTATCTATTGTTCGTGAGGATAATACTACACGCGAACTTTCATATATGTACGGTAATCAATATTATAATGCAGAACATGATGGTCTACTTTACATTGCAGCCGGTACCGATTTCAATATTATTAATAGTGAACAGATTTACTGGTTAAACCATCAAGGGCATTATACTGATGATACCCAACGATCTACAATTAAAAATTTGAAAGAAATAATTTCAAACAGAAAAGATATGGTAAAGACATTGCCATCACACTTCAAATACCTTTGCACAGAAATTTATAGGGCAAAAAGAGATGACTAAAAGAATACTAACCAACATAAACGAACCTACTAGGGTTTTAGAAGTAGTAGAGTTAGGTAACGAGTTTGATGTTCATTCCGATTTTGAATGGAAAACTTGTGAGGATGATAATGTTACATCTGAATATAGTTGGGAAATTATTAATGGTGATTTAGTAGTTAATAAAGAAAATGTAACAGATAACCAAGATTTTATTAATAATGGATATAAATTTGCCCGAATGATTGCTTACGGTGATATTGGGGATCAGTTAGATATGATATACAAGGAAATCAAAGAAACTGGTTCAATTTCAATTGATGGAGAGTGGGCTACACGTATTAAACTGACTAAGGAAAAACTTCCTAAAAATGACGCGTCTGCAGTATTACGGTATTATGACGATGTTGCGGATGAAGGTTGATATATCCACTGAATATGGTATTCCGATTTATAAAGTTAATATTGGTATTAATACCCATTTAATTCATCATGTTGAAGAATACTTCTCTAGAGAAGGGGCGATGCATCATTTGGAGAGGGGTGGTTTGAGTACGCGCACCTTTGATGGTGGGATGCACTTACACAATATTGAAGAATTTAAAGATTTATCTGCAGATATTATTAAACATGCAGATGTGTATTGGGGTGGATATGGACTAGACAGGTATTATGAACCATATATTAAACAGTCATGGTCTAACAGACATTACAGGGGTAATGAAACACTATCACATATTCATTCAGGTTCCCCTATTGTTGCAACTTACTATATGCAAGCTCCTGAAGATAGTGGTAGGATTTACTTCGAGAACCCATTAGAGTATCACCAATGTCATGAGCCTAGATCCAATGACAATAGACGTTATATTGACATTGAAGACGGTACTTTATTGATTTTTCCTGGGTTCTTAAAACATGGAACCGAAGCATCACAAACAGATCTTCCACGAACTGTTCTTTCAATTAACTTTGGTTATGAAAATAGAAAGCCAGTAATTACTTATCAGAGAAAACAAAATGAAAATATCAATTAACACCCTAGAACGTAACTTAGCAGACAACACTGTGCTGACGGCTCATTGGAATGCTGTCATTGATGATGGTGACTATAGTGCATCAGCATATGGTTCACAGAGTTTCACCCGTTCTGAAGAGTCCCCTGAGTTTATCCCCTTTGACGATCTGACTGAAGAAGTTGTAATCGGGTGGTTAGATTTAGGTGAATCATTAGAAACTAATCTTCTTGCTCAGATCGCTGAGCAGAGAACCCCAACCACTGCACAGTCTGTGCCTTGGTAATTTAACCGCAACATAGGAAACTATTATGAGCGAAAACAAAAAAGAAACGCCCATCACTATAGACGATAAAGAATACATTCTGGAAGACATGACTGACCAGTGTAGAACATTAGTCAATCATTGTGCTGATCTGGAACGTAAGATTTCATCGTCACAGTTTAATTTGGAACAACTTCAGTTCGGTAGACAGGCGTTTATCACTGAACTTAAAGATCAACTAGGGATGTAGAACAATGAATGAGCGCGACTGTGCAGTAATAGAGGCTAGGATTTTTCACCACGAAAAACAATTAACGGACATAATTAAGTCAATGAATGAAATGAAGGAAGACATTGCACATATTCAAGCATCAATCTCCCAAATACGGAGTATGGCATATGGTGCTATAGCTTTTTATGCTATCAGTAATATTGGGTTGCTTGAAGCATTAAACCTAGTATCATGATGCCATATTATTTCAAAGCCGATGACGACACATTTATTACTAAATCATTTGCATCAGATGAAGATGCTAATAATTACGGTCGTGCTACTCATAGAACAGTTATGTCAGAAATAGATATTAAAGAATACAGCGAGCTAAAAGAGGACTATGAATAGAGCGCATCAAATGGCAACATTAAGCGAATACGCTTATCTTATGCCTCAGAAATTTATCCAAACTTGTAAAGCGTTTACACCTAGCTTTCATAGTGCAAAAGGCACCCAGTGTTATACGTTATGGGATGATAACACGTTGATCTTCGCCTTCAGGGGAACTGAGCTAAAACTAGATGATATTAAAACTGACCTTGATTTTCTAAAGGAAGAGACATCACATGGTAAAGTACATTCTGGGTTTCTGAGCGCATATGAAGATATTAAATCTAAAATTAAAACTGATTATGATATGCTCTCCAGCGGAAGGAATGTATATTTCACAGGGCATAGTTTAGGAGCTGCCCTCAGTACGTTAGCAATTGACGATATTGGTAAAGCTGAAGATTCTTTATATACGTTTGGCTCACCAAGAGTAGGATGTTCTAACTTTGTTAAGCAGTTTAATAGTAGATTTAAAAACACTTACAGATATCGTAACGAAAATGATATTGTTACTAGAGAGCCTATGGCTTTACTTGGTTATCGCCATGTGGGTGATTGCTATTATTATGATGGTGCAGGTGAATTAACAATCAATCCTTCATGGTGGAAACGATTTAAAGAATATAGCAAAGGTATATTGAAAGATAAACTTGATATGTTCAAAGATCATTCAGTATCAAATTATGTAGGACTATCAAAATGAAATATATCTTAATGCTACCCTTGTTTCTGTCGGGATGTACTGGCACAGTAATGATTGGTCATGCGGCTAATTACGCTGTTTCAGAATATTGTGAAATTCCTGTTTTTGCTAGAAAATTGGTAAGAACAGAACTAGCCGAAACATTAGCCCCCCACTCTATAGAGATTCATTGTGATTGATAAAACTGTCGAAGATTATATAAAATTTAATGAAGGGTTAAGATTAAAACCTTACAAATGTAGTGCTGGAAAACTCACACTGGGATACGGTAGAAATATTGAAGACAATGGCATATCTTTAATTGAAGCAGAATTTCTTTTGAGTTCTGATATTAGATCAGTCACTAAAGGGATTAGGCAATTATTGCCTGACTTTGATTCCCTGGAATTACCCCAAAAAACAGCATTAATTGATATGGGTTTTAACCTGGGTATACCTCGTCTAGGTAAATTCAAAAAAATGCTCATGGCTATTAATGTTAGAGACTTTAAAAAAGCTGCAGAGGAAATGTTAGATAGTAGGTATGCAAGACAATTACCTACTCGATCCAATAAAAATGCTCTGTTAATTCAGAGTACCGAAAATAGTAAAGAAGGTATTTAATAATGATTACAGATCCTGAAAATATTGATTTAGATTCTGAAGAATCTCAATTTACAGATTGGGCTAATGAACCAAAGATATCTGAATTAAAACAGGATCTATCTTCTGCACAATCAGATCATGATACACACGTAACAAATGTAAATAGATGGTTAGATAATCTAAATGTAACAGGTACAGCCAAGGTAGATAATGGTAAGAATAACTCTAGTATTGTCCCTAAGTTAATTAGGAAACAGGCTGAGTGGAGGTATGCTGCATTATCAGAACCTTTTTTAAGTACTGATGATATCTTTAATACTAGCCCTGTTACTTACGAAGATAAAACTTCTGCTATTCAGAATGGCTTAGTTCTTAACAATCAATTCAATACTAAGATTCAAAAGACTAAGTTTATTGATGAATATGTAAGAGCTGCAGTAGACGAAGGTACTGTTATTGTTCGGGTAGGTTGGGATTCTGAAGAAGAGATTGAAGAAGTAGAAGTACCTATATTTGAGTATGTTCCTTCTGATGATCCACAAGATGCTCAGATACAGGAACAGTTACATGGGATGATGCAACAAGATCCAGTTAAGTTTAAGTATGATGTGCCTTCTGAAGTGCAGGAGTCCCATCAAATATTTATGGAACAGGGTATTGTTACTAAGCCTATACAAGTTGGTTCAGAGATACAGGAACAAATTAAAGTAATTAAGAACTGTCCTACTGTAGAAGTATGTAACTTTAATCATGTTATTGTTGATCCAACATGTTTAGGGGATTTGACTAAAGCAGGGTTTATTATTTATTACTTTGATACTTCCCTATCTGAATTAAAGAAGGATGGTAAGTATACTAATTTAGATAAAATTGAGGTTAGTGAGAACACTACTAGTACTTATGATACTAACTCATATATTGAGTCTTCATCATTTACCTTTAAGGATAAACCAAGACAAAAACTTATTGCATATGAGTATTGGGGGTACTGGGATATTAATGATGATGGTATTGTTAAGCCTATTGTAGCTACTTGGGTAGGTAATACTCTTATACGTATGGAAGAGAATCCTTTCCCAGATCAAGGACTACCCTTTGTATCTGCTCAGTATCTACCTGTTAGGAAAGCTGTATATGGTGAACCTGATGGAGAATTACTAGAAGATAATCAAAAGATTATTGGGGCTGTAACAAGAGGAATGATTGATATCATGGGTAGGTCTGCTAACGGACAGATGGGTAGCCGTAAGGATGCCTTAGACGTTGTTAATAAGCGGAAGTTTGATTCAGGTAAAGACTATGAATTTAATGCTCAGGTAGATCCTCGTATGGCATTCCATATGCATACCTTCCCTGAGATACCACAGTCTGCTCAATATATGATTAATATGCAGAATGCTGAAGCAGAGTCCCTTACAGGGGTAAAAGCTTTCAGTAGTGGAATTAGCGGACAAGCTCTTGGAAACACCGCTACAGGCATTAGAAGTGCCTTAGACGCGACATCTAAGCGAGAGTTAGGTATACTTCGTAGACTTGCTGAAGGAATTAAGCAAATAGGCAGAAAGTTTATAAGTATGAATAGTGAGTTTCTCTCAGAAGAGGAGATTGTTAGGATTACTAATGAAGAGTTTGTAGTAGTCAAAAGAGATGATCTTGCAGGTAATATAGACATTAAATTATCTATAAGTACTGCAGAGGCAGACGAACATAAAGCCCAAGAGTTAGCTTTTATGCTCCAAACCATGGGTAATACAATGCCTCCAGAGATGGCGCAAATAGTATTAACAGACATCGCAAAATTACGTAAGATGCCTGACTTAGCAAAGCAGATAGAAAACTATAAGCCACAACCGGATCCAATAGCACAAGAGAAAGCACAATTAGAGTTAGAACTTCTTAAGGCACAGATAGCAAATGAAAATGCTAAAGCACATGAGAATACTTTTAACGGTGAACTTGATAAAGCTAAGATCCAAACAGAATTGGCTAAGGCTAGTAATATGAATAGTGATACTGACCTTAAGAACCTTGACTTTGTTGAACAGGAGTCAGGTACTAAGCATGAGAGGGATAGAGATAGGATCCAATCTCAAGCAGATGGAAATATAGCACTTAAAGCTGTTGATAATGACTTTAAGATGCAACAAGAAATGTTTAAACAAGACAGACCAACCCCGACTAATATTTAATTAGTTACCACTAATCTCTATGAGAGGACACACGTATGAATGACGAACAACAAATTGAACTAAGTATTAAAGAGGCTAAATCTTTTACTGCTAAGAAAGATGCATTACAAAGATTAGCTAATAATACTGATTTTAAGTTACTATTTATTGATGGCTACTTTAAGGAAGAATCATCTAGATTGGTTCTAGCTATGGCTGATCCATCTATGCAAACGGAAGAGTTACAAGGGCAATTGAAGAACGACATTATTGCTGTAGGCAGGTTGGATCAATACCTTAGAGCAATAAATATTCAAGGAGATATGGCTCAAAAGGCTATTACAGATAATGAAGCATATCTAGAAGAACTTCGTAAGGGGTAGATTATGGAAGATGAACTTAAAAAAGAACACTTAGAAGATGTACCTAATATTTTAGAAATGTCTGATGAAGATGTTGCTGGAATAGATGTACCTGAAGAGTCTAGTACTGTTGATACACAAACTGAAGAGGAAATTCTGGATGAGAAAATCGAAGAAGATATCCCTGATAAAGTATCTGAGGAAGAGGAGCCAGAGGAGCTTATTGAAGCAAGAGCTCCAGAAGCTGATGAATCTGTAGAGGAAGCCGAGAAAACCTCTGAGAAGAGCTCTAAGGAGCCTTCTGAGGTATCTGAGGCATCTGAAGAAGATACACCAGTAGACTATGAAAAAGAATATAATAAAATATTAGCGCCCTTTAGGGCTAACGGTAAAGAGATTAAAGTAGATAGTATTGAAGATGCTATTTCATTAATGTCTATGGGAGCTAATTACAATAAGAAAATGGCCAGTTTAAAGCCATCACTTAAGATTGTTAAGATGCTCCAAAACAATAATTTACTTGATGAAAGTAAACTAAACTACTTAATTGATTTGGATAAAAAGAATCCAGAGGCAATTAGGAAACTTCTAAAGGATAGTGAGCTAGATCCTTTAGACATTAACACGGAAGATGATACTGTATACCAGCCTAATACTTACAATGTAGATGATAAACAAGTAGATTTAGATAGAGTCCTTGAAGATATTCAAGATAGCCCTTCCTTTAATGACACTGTAGATATCATAAGCAATAAGTGGGATGAATCCAGTAGACAAGTGTTAGTTGATAATCCAGCAATTATTCAAACAATCAATGACCATGTAGCTTCAGGCGTATATGGACAAATTGCTCAGGTAGTTGAATCAGAAAGGATGCTGGGAAGATTAACAAATATTTCGGATATTGAGGCATATAGACAAGTAGGAGATGCTATTCAAGCTAAAGGAGGATTTAATACCCCTAACCTTAAAGCCAATGAAAACATCAAATCTGCAGGTACTAAGCCTAAGACTGATCCCAAGCTTAAAAATAGAAAGAAAGCTGCTGGTACTACTAAGGCAGTAACCAAAACTACTAAAGTTGATCCAAATTTTAATCCACTAAATTTAAGTGACGAAGAGTTTGAAAAGATCGCCTCTAGTAATTACATGTAATTATTAATTAGGAACAAATAAAATGGCTGAACAAATTTATAATGACCCATCAAACGGAGCACTGTCTTCCGTAGGGCCACAATTACGTACTGATTATTATCAGAAAAAAGCACTTATTGAAGCAGCTAGAGAAAGCTACTTTGGACAGTTAGCTGATACAACAGCTATGCCCAAAAATATGGGTAAAACTATCAAACGATTCCATTATCTGCCTATTTTAGATGATGCTAACATCAATGACCAAGGTATTGATGCTGCCGGTGTAGCAATCACTGATGGTAACTTGTATGGTTCATCTAAAGATGTTGGTTACATCTCAGGTAAGTTACCTGCATTGTCAGAAACTGGTGGACGAGTTAACCGTGTAGGTATGACACGTTTCCAAATCGAAGGATCTATCACTAAGTATGGTTTCTTTGAAGAGTATACAAAAGAGTCTATAGACTTTGATACTGACGCAGAACTTGAAATGCACATTAACTCAGAAATGGTTAAAGGTGCTAACGAGATGACTGAAGATATGATCCAAATGGATCTATTAGCAGGTGCTGGTGTTATTCGTTATGGTGGTATTGCTACTGTTGATAGTGAAGTTAGTGGTGAAGCTGGTGAAGTATCTGTAATTGATTACAATGACCTAATGCGTCTTGAAATTGATTTAGATAACAACCGTTGCCCTAAGAATACTAAGGTAATTACCGGCTCTAGAATGATTGATACTAAAGTCATTGATGGCGCTAGATACATCTATGTTGGTTCAGAAATGATTCCTTCATTGAAGAAGATGACTGATAACTTTGCTAATCAAGCATTCATCTCTGTAGCTAATTATGCTTCAGCAGGTAATGTTGCAAGAGGCGAAATTGGTTCTATTGGTGGCTTTAGAGTTATTGTAGTTCCTGAGATGCTTCATTGGGCAGGTGCTGGTAAAGCTGTAACTACTAATACTGGTTACCGTGAAACTAACAATGCATACGATATTTATCCTATGTTGGTTGTTGGTTCTGGATCCTTTACTACTATTGGTTTTCAAACTGACGGTAAGACTACTAAGTTTAAAATCAAGCATGTTAAGCCTGAGTCTGAAGTGTCATATAGCTCAGCAGATCCTTTTGGTGAAATGGGATTCATGAGTATCAAATGGTACTATGGTTCAATGATTTTGAGACCAGAAAGAATTGCTCTAGTGAAAACTGTAGCAGAATACTAATAGTAATTAGTATGTAACTGGGGAGGGCTCTTTGGAGCCCTTTCTTCCATAAGGGTATCACCCCTTATCCAAAAAGAGAAAAGACAAATGAGCACAGATAAAACAGAATTAGAACTACTAAAAGATAGAGCTAACTTAATGAACATTACCTTTCACCCTAGTATTGGGTTAGAAAAGTTAAAGAAAAAAGTTAATAATATCTTACAGGGTACTCCTGAAGAAGTAGAAGTAGATGTAGTGGCTCCACAGAATGCTGTGGGAACACAACCAGAAACAAAATTACAGGCTAAAGGCAGATTACGGAAAGAAGCCTCTAAACTTGTTAGAATTAAACTTACTTGTATGAATCCTGCTAAGGCAGCATACCCAGGTGAAATATTTACAGTGAGTAATAGTGTTGTAGGCACCCACAAGAGAATGGTACCTTTTAACGCAGACGCTGGATGGCATGTACCTCAGATTATTCTTAATAGAATTAAATCAAAAGAATATGTACATCACTATGTTATCCCAGGCCCTAAAGGAAGTAAGGTCAATAGACAGAAATTAGTTAAAGAATTTAGCGTAGAAATATTAGATCCACTTACACCAAAAGAATTAAAAGACTTGGCTCAAAGACAAGCCATGGCTAACAGTACTGACCAATAGGAAATAATTATGTATGTAGTAGGTTTTGCAAGTAACTTTAATTATGTCCTCAGTAGGACTGATGATAGCTATACAGATTCCGATTGGGATATTGCTATTGAAGATCCTGATGGAGTATATAATTATGTGAATGATGTGACGGGCTATGTTAACCCTACCTCAGAAGCCACAGGGAGTCTTTCTTACTCTTTTACCCCTACTGTGCCTGGAGTACATACTATTATCTTAAGTAGAGGTACTGCAGCTAACCATACGATTAAACATAAACAGTTATTTTCAGTAGTTTCGACTACTGAAAATACTGAACTTTTTGTGACCCTATAGGTATTACATGTCCTTAATATTATTAGAAGACTTAACTACAAAAGCTCTTGATGGGACGGGGGTATTTGATGAATTAATGTCAACTACCCAACTCCGTTTAGAAGAAGAATATGCTAAGGGTAGAATTAAAGGATCAGAATATTCTACTGTGTATCTTGGAGCTATGCAGTCTGTTATGCAACAGTCGTTGGCTTTCCTTATGGGTAAGCAACAGGCAGATGTACAAGCAGAACTAACTAAGGCACAAACGAGTGTTGCAAATCAACAGTTAATTAATTTAGTAACTGAAAATGATACTGCTAAGAAGCAAGGGTTACTGGTAGTCGAGCAAGTATTAAAACTGCAACAAGAAATACAACTTGGGGCTAAACAGGAAGATCTTTTAGATGCACAAATCCTAAAGACTTCCCAAGAGACACTGGTTCTAGCTAATAATGTTCTTAAAGGAGATCAAGAAGTCTTAGTACTTGAAAAGCAAATCTTAAAGACTGCTGCAGAGGTAGATATATTAGGTAAACAAGAAGATCTCTTAGATGAAGATATTCTTAAAGCTGCTGAAGAGGTATTGATTTCTAAAAATACCTTACTTAAGTCAGCGGAAGAAGTGTTGGTAATGGCAGAGGAAGTTAAGAAAGCGTATGCTGAAGCTCTTCTATTAAATAAACAAGTAGATAAAATTACTATTGATACTGCTAATGCCACTTCTGAAGCAGTTACTATTGTAAGAAACCAAGAGAAACTTAAAGCAGAGAGACAGTTATTAAATCAAAAATACTATACTGAACTTGCAAACATTGCAGATTCCTTCAATTTCAAGGATCCTATTACAGGTCTTATTACGGGTGACTACGAAATAACAGGCGTATTGGGCAAACAACTTACTAAACTCGATGCAGAAGGTACTTTACTTTCAAATAAGAGTGATACAGAAAAAGCATCCATAACTGACACAGTTAACGCTATGCCAGTTGCAGGTGTCATAGGAAAACAGAAAAAATTGTATGCGGCACAAGCGGATGGTTTCACAAGAGACGCAGAACAAAAATTAGCTAAAATATACGCAGACTCTTGGAGTGTAAGGAGGTCTACGGATGAAGCAACTGGTGCCAATGCAGCAGCATTAGGCGATGCACAGGCAGCAAAGGTTATGAATAAAGCGGCACTCGGTATTAATGTGATTCTAGATAGTACACCTAACACCTAGATATGGGATGGTTTGATGATGATGTAGAGGCTGACTCGACAGTTATAAGTATGCCCCTATTTCCTGATAAACCTTATATAGATCCTATAACTAGTGGTCTTGTTCAAGGGGTAATTCGGAATACGGATATACCATCTAGGATGATTCTTGCACATACCCAATCGTTCGGGCCTAAAGTAGAAAAACTCTTCAAGTATGGAGAATCTACCTACTATTATGGGTTACCTTCTGGGGAGTTAACTTCTTCATCTGTTCCTAACCAAGATGTAGCTAATATAGCTTTTGCATTAAATAAACAAGCAGAAGCTTATTTAGCTACAAATGTTTCAAGACTTCAAGCAATAGAGGATGCCTCTGAAACTAGATGGATTAACGCTAAAGTAATATCTGATCGTTACTATTTATATTGGCAAGAAAAGAAACTTATATCAGATACTGCATATACTTCTTGGTTAGGTTACTTAGGTGATCCTACCATTAAGAGTGCATATGAATCTGCGTATGATGAGGCACTAGTACAAACATTTATATGGGAAGCTAAGTATCAAGTTAAACTCTCTATTACTACAGCAGATCTAGCTCAATATACTCAAGATCAGGCAGCTACTGTAACTGAAACCTCTATAGCTACAAATCCTAATATTAGTATAATTTCTTCGGTTATACAAGATACCTCCCCTGAAGAAATAATCTACGAATACCTACAAGATACATATAGATTTGATCCGGTTACAGGAGAGATGTTATATGGAAACCCTGAGGGCATTACAAGGTTTTTATTTGATTATGAGGTATTGGGGTCACGGATAACTGTAACCCTCTTAGAAGAGTATTTTGATGGCTCTGAGGATACTTATTCAGTAGAGCTTATCTTCTTTTATCCAAATGAATTATCATACCAAGTTACCTATCGGATTTTAAATGCTACTTCAGTGCATGATATGTATTGGAATTATAGAATATCTGAAGGTACTTACCCCTTACTTATAGGGAATGTTTCTGTTGTAGAGGAATTTAAGTATTTACCTATTATGCCTGTACGCATCAATGGTAAATTTATACAGGATAAACATAAAGATGATCCAAGAAGGGTAACAGTAAAGAAGGCTCTCAAATTAATTAATCTT